TGCTAGTGCTTTTGTATAACGCTTAGCGATACTATCATACAGGTTATCCTCAACAGCTTCCTCAGTGATAGAGAAAGCGAGAGCAATTGTCTCGTGAGTATAACGTGCAGTAAAGCTTTCGTTTGCGTCGTCAAAAGACACAGCAGAACCTTCAGATTTTACTTGTGCTTCCCCAAAACCAGATAACATTACTTCTTCTTCAAAAGCTCTGTCACTAGTTTCAGTGTCGAAAATCTCTCCGTGTTGATTTTCGTAGTTTTTGTACTCAAGTCCGAATAATGCATTCAGACCTGGCTCTAGCTCTTTTGCTAGTTGTTGTCTTGATATAGCCATTTTTTATGTCCTCCTGCTATTAATTCAAATGAACTGCGTCAGCTATGAAACATCTTATTACAGTGTTTGTTCCTAACGCATTTCCTGGTTTTTTAGCAATACCTAAAAACTTAACACCAGTTAGAGTTGTACTACTTGTTCCAGCGTCGACTTCGTCTCCAGAAATTCCTGTTGTAGAATTTCCAGCTGCGTCTTCTTCGTGGTCCATGTAAGTGCCAACCATTGCTTGTGTTAAAGCTGTTCCTGTATCGCCTTGAGCTTCGTACACTTGGTACGGATCGTCATATACAAAACAGTCGATATTTTTGTCAAGATCGACTCCATCGTAATTGTTCTTAAATGTTGGTTTTCCTGTAGTGGGATCGTCGTATTGAATTCCGTTAAAAACCATAAGACCTGTATCACCAGCGCCAGCATCTACGATACCACCACTTGCAAATTTTACCATGTCTCCTTGGAACATGTCTGTCGTTTCGCCATCTAAAATTGTATACTGCGAAAGAGAGCCATTGTCCGGATTTCCTCCAACTTTACCACTAGGTCTAAAACCAAAAGGGGCATCTATATTTGCCATATTTGTTTCCTCCTTAAAGGGTTGTTGTTAGTTTAAATCAATGGTTAAAAAAGATTAGTTCTTTTTTGAGCCACCGAAAGTTACACGAGTTTGTCGATCTTGATTGATCGGCATACTTGGGTGCTGTTCCTTTAGGACATCGTTATTTAGAGCCTCATTTCGATCAGTATTCATTTGTTTAAAATACTCATCTCTAGACTCTGCGAGTTCTTTAGGCATCCTTGCCAGCACAAGGCCACCAACTCCGATATTGCCTGCGTATTTGCCTTCTGTAACTTCTGGATAATCAGCATCAGGATATTCGTCAGATCTTACTAACTCCCATCCAGATTTGATTTGTGCTGCCATGTTTCCGGTATCTTTATACCCCATGACTTCTGCACGTATCCATCTGTGTACGTAACCGTCTGGCGCAGGCGGTGCGTCGAGTGTTGATGGAGGAGCCCAAACTTTAGGTCTTTCTTGTTTGACCCTAGTTTCGCTCACGCGGGAAGTTTTAACAGTTTTATTTTCTGTATCTTTTTTAGTCATATGCTTATACCTCCTTCGCGGCTAATTGTTTCGCATACTCTTCGAGTGGCACACCTAATCTTTTAGAAATTGCTACCTGTGAAGGTGTGAGTTTCACGGTTTTTCTGCGTCCTTTGTTTGATGCCGGACGTTTGGCACTTGCTACACTTTGCGTAGGCGTAGGTGTAGATTCCTCGACTTTATCAAATTTGTGAGGAAATGCAACCCTAATTCTTTTATCTACTTCAGTATAGTATTCGTTAGATTGTGGATCATAACCTTCATCCTCAACTAAATTCTTGTGTATATCAAAAGCTGTATAAGTCATAGCATTATCCGTACCAAACCAAGCATTTTTAGTAGCCCAATCCTCTGCTTTTTCGTCTACTGGCAGTGGTGGGTAACTATTTTGTTGTGGTTGTGTTTGTTGTGGTTGTGCTACTTCTTGTTCTACAGGTCTTGTAGCTTGAGTTTGCTTAATTTGTTTAAGTCTAGCTTCTTCAATAGATAATTGGGCTATAGCTCTTTGTGCATTAACTTGCGCATCTATATCTTGACTTTCTACTGCTTGTTTGTAAGCAAGTTTAGCTGCATGCATTCCAGTTTCAACTTTAGCTTCTAACTCATTAGTATATTGTCCGCCAAGATTATTATACTGACTTTGCATTCTTTGTGCTTGGTCATTAACTTGTTTTGCATAATTAATAGCTTCTTCTTTTTGCCTTTCAGCTTCACGCATCTTACGCGTAAGTTTAGCTATTCTTTTTTTGACGCCGTCTGAGTATTCGCCAAGCTCTTCTTTGTCTGCTTGAACATTAGGCTGCTCAGAAGATTCCTGAGATGCGTCTTCGGACTTAACACTGTCTTCACTAACTTCTTCGACATCTATTTTTTCCTCATCTAATGATTGTTCTGGTGCTGGTGCATCTAAATCAATAACTGTTTCTTGTGCATCTTCTTCACCTGGTATTTCTACTTTGTCTTCTTGCATAGTATATCCTCCTATGGTTTACATTGCGTGCAAGATATCTTTCGGATCATCGATCGTTCCTAATATCTCATCATCGTTTAACATTTTTATCTCTCCACCATCAATATCAATACGTGATCCTGCATAGCGTGCAAACATCACCCAATCTTTTTCTTTGCACCACGGACCGGTAGGATACCTGTCTTTGTCTTTATAACAAAGCGGACCCATCTTCAATACGTATCCAACTTGGACCGCTGCTCGCGCTCTATCTAATGTTTCTTGTGCAATAATAATTCCGCCTTTAGTCTCTTCTTTAACTTTAAAAGGCATAACCAACAAACGCCATCCTGTAGGGTTTGGTAATTTTTCTAAATTTGTTTTGGTAGGTGCTTGTTCAGCTTCGTGTTCTGCAATTTTTTTTGCGTCTTCTTCTGCGTTATATTTATCTTCTAATGCGTGTGACTTTGTCATCCGGTTCTGGCTCCTTTGGTTGTAGCAGGTTAGAGATTTCCTGTTTAATTTGATCCAATACATGAATCTTACCGAGAATATAGTTGTATTTCTCCATGTTGTCAACACCACCACCTACTAAGACATTGGCGTTGTTTTCAATTAACTCATCAAGTAGTCTCTGGATCTTGTATATCGCGTTTATTGGATCTATAGCTTCTGACATATTTCTTTTTCTTATCTCCTAGTTTATGCCAAAACTCGTCAAGAGGATTGGCGTTTTGTTTACAACATTCCCCCGAACGTACTTTTTCTTCCGTGTGACAAGCACACGTTTCTTCTTCCCCCATCGTAAGTCCCCCTTACTTTTTCTTGAAAATATCGGCTCCCTTGAGTCCGTATATACTAGCGACGACGCCTACAAACAA